AAAAAGAGTGGTGGGACGACGAGGACGAATAGAATATAAAAAGATGCCGAGAGATAATTACATAACCGAGAGAATGACGAAGACGATTACCATTCGTGAACTGACGGAGTTGCTGTCGGCACAGGAGGCGGAGATAAGAGAGGAGTATCAGGATAAAGTGAAGCGTCTGGTTGCTGAAAACGAGAGATTGAGTGTCTGTTTGGCCGAGGAGTATAAGAAGTCGCGAGAGATTGCCGAGAGATTGGAGCGCAAGGTGGTAATCCCGAATATCGTCGGCACCCTAAATTGCGACCCTGTTGATATTACCGAGCAGTTTAATTATAATAATATTCCTTGTTTGGATGATAGCGTCTGCCTTTCTTGTAGTTCATAATCCATAATCCGAGAGATTTATAATAAAAGTAATCTAATCTATTATTATAAATGAGCGATTTCAAAAAGGTATATAAAAACTGGTTGAAATATAAGGGGTCTGATGACGCTGAAATATATCTCTCGGAGAAGAAGGATAAGAAGTTCTGCGTTGTCGCCCCCGACGGCAAAACCGTTCATTTCGGAGCGACTGGTTATACGGATTTCACGAAGCATCAGGACGAGGCACGGAGAGATAATTACCTCGCCCGCGCAACTGCTATAAAAGGCAACTGGCGGAGAAACAAATACTCGGCGAATAACCTCGCCATAAATTTACTGTGGCAATAATATAAAGACAAAGTCCGTATTAATTAAAATGCCCGTTGTTCGCCCCCCTATCAAGCCCATCATCAAAACCGCCGTTGGCGTGGCACGGGTTCTTTGCCCGACGCCCTCCGTCACCATCCGGCCATTTGACCGCGACAATCGTATTTCGTTCGGTTGCCGTTGATGATGCCGAGAGATTTGTTTTTACAACGACAATTTGTAATAAAAACAAAATCCTACTAACGTCTATAAAATGTATCGTGGAGAAATACAAAATGATAGTAACGGCGGTTCTCTTTATAGGTCGTTGGCTTTTAGCCCCAGTAATTCGGGAGGTGGTGGTAATGACCGTTTTGAAAGGCGTAATCTCTCGGTTGGTGCGGGGATAGGGCGTTGCGAAGAAGAAGAATATAATTGCTGTGGACTTTATGGACGCGGTGAAAACGAGCAAATGGAAGATGACCCGTGCTGGGAAGGGTATGAGATGATTGGAACGAAGATGAAGAAAGGGCGAGAGGTGCCGAATTGTGTGCCAGTTAAAGGCGAGGGCTTTTGGGATGATGTGAGGAAGGGGCTGGTGAAGCATAACGAGAGAAAGAAAAGCAAGCCTATTAGCGAAGAGGAATGGAAGAAACAGATGGAAGATTTCAAGGCTCCGACGGAAGCGTGGGGTGCTGACGAACTGGAAGGTGGTGTGATGACACAGCAAAAATTAGACAGGGTTGGTATGACAATACGACATCTCTCCGCAAATAGAGGAGAGCAATTGAACGAAGAAGTCGCGAAATTTTCATTAGCACAATTGGCGGAATTAGAAGAGGTGATAGAGTATTTTTTACCGAAACCCCATATTGGAGCCGATACAAAGGAATTTTATCGGGAACTACTACCAGTTATTAAACGTGAAATTCAAGCAAAAACAGTTGAAATGTCTGGAAAAGGGGATGCGCCGCCCGCTGGTGCGATAGAAGTGCCGAATATGGAGAATTTCATTAGACTTTTTTCGCTTGGTAATAAGGACACCGCCACGAAGTTAGATAATGCGATTTATGGAAATGGGAAGTCCTTTACGAAGGCACAACTCACGAAGATTATACTGGATAAAAATAAGGTGATTGCTGACTTGGAAGAGAATGCGTATGGTGGTGCGGACGTGCCGTATTCGGTTGAAGGCCATAAACAAGTGCTACGGAATATGGGTTATTCAGAACAGGATATCGCGGAATTGGTGCCACAAATGGGAGGAGCGGAAGCGACACCGCCGAGTGGTATTGGTGCGGTGGCGGACGCCCTACAGCCCGTCCGAACCGCGATACAGAATAAAGTGGGTGATTTGATTTACGGAGCGGAGACTGACCCGAGGAAACAACGAAAAGGACTGCTCGGGATTTCAGAAGAGGGTAAAGAAGAAAGCAAAAAGAAGGTAATAAAAAATATCGTTGTGCCTGTAGTGACGTTTTTTAATGATACGTGGGACAGCGTTTTTGACCCTGAAAAACTAAAGAACCGACGAGAGGCCGAGAGTGCGGAAAAGGGACGAAGAGCGGGAATTGAAAGCGCGGAAAGAGATGGATATGTGTATAAAACCCCTGACGGGAAATACACTTACGAGGCATACAATAAGGATACTAAAGCGAGAAATGAAGTCATCCGTAAACCACGAGTGGCTAAAAGATGGGTTCAAAAGAACGCAAAATACAATACTGGTTATTGGAGTTACGATATGGAAGGCAAGGCTCAAGGTTTTTCGCCCTATATAGAAATACCGAACCCTATCAAGGAAGCGGGTGTATATTATACGGTTGATGATTTGAAGAAAAATAATATACCATTTTTTATACCTGTTGATAGACTTTCTACACAGCCTCAAGCCGAAAATGAAGAAAAATGGCGAGGTGGGTTTGAAGGAGATAAACTATGGGTGCCAGAGGATAAAGCCCGAGAGATTTTTCAATCACTCAATCAATATAAAGCAAAAATAGAGGAGGAGAAGGAGCGCAAGTATTATGAGAGTTTGACGGAAGTTGAGAAGAAAGAATACAGGGAGCGAAAAGCACTAGAAAGGGATACTGGGATGACGGAGGCGGCGAAGGCGAAAGTCGCGAAGGATATTGCTGATGAGGAAGCGAAAGAAAACCCCGACACCGAGAGATTGGCGAAGATGAAGGCGGCACAGGAACGAGTGAGGGTAAAGGGTGTTGATAATTTTTGGAAGGGGCAGACGCAAGGAAAGCAGGTGGCGGAGCGGATTTATAACGACCAGATGACGAAAGATGTGGCGGAGCGTCAGGCGGCAAACGAACAAGAGCAAGCAGACGCGACGGCAACCTTTAAGGCGATGACGCCGGCAGAACGCTCGGCACAGATAGACGCATATCGCAAGGACTTACAGGAGCAGGGTTTTTCGGAAGAGAGTATTGAGGATATGGTGTCGCAGATAGGAGAACAGGGGGTAGTAGCGGTGGGCGGTGCTGGGAGCGATGACGAGGACGAGGACGAGAAGGAGGAGATAGAGATAATAGAGGTTGTGCTATCTAAAATGGAACGATATTTTGTTGATGCTCCACCGAAGAACGAAAAGGGAGAACGCGTTGGATTACCGCTTGGAACATACAAAAGAGCAATAAGCGACCTGTTAGGAATAGGATGCCGACGAGTATACGACCCCGAAACTGAAGATGAGATAGGGATATTGAGAGACCCTATATGGAAGAAAGTTGCGATGAAGGTGATGAAGATGGAAAAGGGGTGGAGGGATGAGAATTTGAAAAAGTTGGGTTTTACGATGGAGGAGGGGAGTGACGGTGAGGAACACATTACCCTCATCCGAGACGGCGAATTAGTCGGTGAGGGGGCTATTGAATTCACGCTGGAGAAAGCCGGAAAGGCGTTGTTTAATCCGACTGGGAATATGACGATGGTGGGTAAACAGACATTCACGCCAGACTACGATGCGTATGGTGCGACCATAGAGCAAGGACGGAAGAATGCGTTCAATCTCTCGCGAAGTATGTATAACCAGCAACAGGCGATAGATGTTGACGGATTTCAATTGATAGAAGATGATACGTCATTACGGTTTTATTTGAAGGATGACGAGGATGTGATAATGGTGGGTATTCGTGGCACGGATGTTAAATCTTGGACGGATTTATACACGTGGGCGGTGATTGGAGCGAAACAGGATTTTCGTATGACGACGCGTTTTCAAGATGACTTACAGAAATTACTGCGTTTTCAGAAGGAATATTCGCTACAAGAGTTCTATTATGTTGGTGTTGGTTCATCTCTCGCAGGTTCAATCGCAGACCGCTTTTTGGATATGGGATTGTTAAATGAGGCGATTACTTACAATCCATCCATAGAGAAAAAGTATATATTGGATAGTGATATCCATAACCACCGTGTTTATTTGGATACCGACCCGCTGTTTATGTTGATGGGGCAATATGCGCCGAATACTGAAATCCGCAAAAATGCTGGCAGGGCGAACTTTTTCAATCCGAGCAAGGAGAAGGACTATTTGATTGCGTCGCACTCCATTTTTCCGGTATATAATCCTGCGTTTGAAGGGGGTGGTATGATGGGTGCGGGTAAGACCTACACGATTGAAGAGTGGAAGGCGATTTTTGATGCGAAGTTGGAGAAGAAGCGTCAGCAGATAGAAGCGAGGGAGGCGAAGAAGAAGCAGACTGCGAAGGCGAAAAGGGAGCGGGCGAAGGCGAGGCGTGATGGGCGAGATGAACCGCCACCGCTAGAAACACCCGCCACATTTAGAACCTCTCGGGTGATGAAAGCGACCCCGCCGAGAGAACCCGAACCAGCACCGCCAGCACCGAAGAAGAGGAAACCGAGACTGAAAGTCGTCGCCCCCGCAAGTGCTAGGGTTGAATTAAGGGAAGAGTTGGTTGCGGAACAGCCGAGAGAACCGTCAGGCGAATTCGCACAGGAAGCCGAACCATTACAATTGGTAGTGGCGGAGATTGAGAGGCAACCACAGAGGGCGTATATGAAACTGATGAAATCACCGATGCTTACAGAAGCAGATAGACAACTTATGATGAACTTACAACGTAGCAATATGGCTCCTATGAGAAAAGTGAAGTTATTGGCGAGGAGCGGATTGGCGCGAAAAGTGATGGAAATACTGGGTATTGATGAGAGTGCGTTTCAATCACAGAGGGCGAGGGCGAGAATAGCGGATACGATGGAGAAGCGAGTTGAGCCGACGAAGGTGCGGGACGTGATGGCGTTGAAACCTATAATGGATTTGTTTGATAAACAAGAGGCAGGACTTATACGATTTTGTGCGACAAAAACAAAATTCGCAGATGTTGGCACCCTTCATAATTTTATTACTAGTGTGGCACCGAAATTTGCTCGTTGCGCGGTTGGTGCGTGGGTAGTGACCGAGAAATTATTTGCCTCGGGGGGTGAGGGAGGGCTAAAAAGTTATAACTGCGACGGAAGGAACGAGCCACTTACAATAGACGGAGTTAGAACTGAAAGTTATGGTGGAAATTTCAGTAGGGAACTAACGATGAACCTTACGGGGAAGGAGGAGGATGATAATGTGACGTCTATTGGATTTTTCAAAGAAGAACCGTTATTTGGTTTAAATTTTGCTTCACCAGATAAGAAGGGTCAAAACTTTTTCTTTTCACAAATGGCGGAGGCGTGTATGAAAATGGTAGAAAAAATAGATGGCATACAGGAAATTCGGCATTTCGTAAGGGGGAGTGGGTTTGGAAGAAAGAGGCAAGCGGTTTGGAATGTGCTTTTTGATGAGATAGTTGAAAGCGTAGTTCAGCAGAAACCTAAACCAGCGGTGAGGCAAAAAATAGCACAGGATGAAGCGAGAAAAGTGAGGAATGAGATTGCTCCGAAAGTGAAGGCATTAATTGTTGAATTCAAAGACGATATTCTTGCTCGTGGAGATTTGATGATAGAACGCGTAATAGCATCACTCACACCAGCACAAAAAGGGATGTTCGAAGCGGAAGTTGAACGCATAGAAAAAAGCAAATCTAAACCAGAACAAATTAAATCAAAGAAGAAGCGACTTGAAGAAGTTGAGGCGCAACTTGGAGTGATTGAGAGAATGGATAGTTCTATGATGCGAAGATATTTGATGCCAGACGTAGTGGCGAGAGAGGACAAGATTGCGGCGAAAGCCCCATCTTTAAGAGCAGAACGAGATAAACTGAAGAGAGAAATCGCGGCATTAGAAAAATGATAATAATAATAAATACAACTAACCAGATAATAAAATGACAACTATAACCGAAAGAGCGTATCCGACATCCGAAGAATACCCGCTCGTCAAGGCCTTCACGGTGAATGACCGCAAACCCCGCCTGATAGGTTCAGCGGGATTGAAGTCGCAATTGTATACCGGTGATTATGATTTTACGATGGATTTGAGCGACCTACCGAGAGATATTATATTTACTGGCATAAACGACGTCATCCAGAAAATCTCTCAAGACCCGCAATTGTATTTCGTTGAGTTTAAACTCCAGTCAAAGCGCGGGCAGAAGCAACGCATATACCGAGCGGAGGAGTTCAATCACGCCTTTTTCGGCAAAATACCATTTAAAGACCTAGATTTTATGAAGGTGGATGTGGTTCTCCGGAAAGAGGATAATGAGTTTTACGACGCGAGTTGTATGTATTCTCTCGGCGATAATGATACAGAAGTAGATGACCTGCTGAAAGACCTCGAGCAGGAGTTCGGTGCGATGATAAAGGAGCAAGCGTATTTCAAGGCACTAAAACGATTGTTCGCGATGATGCGATTGCGTAATGAAGACCCCGAGATGTCTATTCTGCTCGTGAAGTTATTCAATTCGGAGGTGGGTAAATTATATCAGGAAACATCACAAATGAAATCGGTTCAATCTCTCAAATGGGAGCAAAACAAACAACTCAAATCTCTCGCCGATGCGTTTTTCAAGAAGAAAATAAACAGCAAGGGGAGCATCACGAGAGGCCGGATTGATAACATTATAAGAGCAAATATGAAGCAAATAAACAAGGCGGCGAAAGAACTTCTGTGTAATATAATTTAGATGTGAGACCAGTTTTCACCCGTGATTAGTTTGCCGATTGCGGGCTGACTAACCCCATATTTAACACCTAATTCCCGTTGTGATATACCACCATTCGCATACAGAGTTCTAATCTCTCGCACTTGTGTTTCGGTGAGTTTTGACGCACCTTGTTTTTCTCCTTTTTGTCCCCGTCCTTTCGCAATCATATCCTTCACATTATCGCCTTGAGACCCCAAAAATAGGTGTGCTGGATTTATACAGCGAGTATTGTCGCATTTATGGCAAACGCAAATCGTCGGATAGTCTAATAAATGGATTGTAAGAGGGTGGTTCATTACATACGATAAACGATGCGATAATACCGTCTTTTGGTTCAAACTAAATACTCCATATCCCAACGAATTTACACACCCAGTCCATAACCAGCACTCCCCACTCTTATTCACTTTACTCAAAAATCTCTCGGCGTCGTCCATTCAATCCTATAAAAATGACGATAAACTAATAAAAACAAATCAATTATATCATAATAGAAAGAGAATATTGCTATTATGAGTTTCAATATGGAGAAGTGTGGGGCGGCCTTCGCACGGATACAAGGCGGTAGTAATGACGGCGTAAAATTATTTTTGGCGACGGCCGATGATAAAGGACTAAAAGAGCATAAAGTTCGCTCATTCACAAGAGCATCAATCCCTGATGGTGATGAGGGCAAATTCGTCCAGTCCATTAACCCTAAAACCGAAAGGCAAATCTGGTATGTGGTTGGCGCGTCGGGTTCGGGCAAATCGTATTATACGAAGATGATATGTAAAGAATATACGAAGAAGTTCCCAGATAGACCCGTCTATATGTTTTCCACTTTACCTGAAGATGTGAGCGTGGATGATATAAAAAACCTGAAACGCCCGAAGATAGATGATACGTTGGTGAGCGACCCGATAGAGGCGAGTGAGTTCGCGGATAGTATGGTGATTTTTGATGATTGTGATACCATCGCAAATAAATCACACCGTAAAGAGGTTTTCAAGATACTAGACCAGATTTTACAGACCGGACGCCATCATAAGATTAGTTGTGTTCTTACATTCCATTTACCGAGCGACCGCCAGACGACGCGCCAGATGTTAAACGAGTGTCATTTTGTCACGATTTTCCCGATGTCTGTGATGACGAAAAGCACGAAATATGTGCTTGAAAATTACATCGGTATTACACCGAAGATGATGAAAGAGATAAAAAAGTTGAGTTCCCGCTGGGTAACCATAGCGAAGAACTATCCACAGGCCATTTTATCCGAGAAATGTGCTTACATTTTAGAAGACCCCGATTTGAAGGAGGATGATTAGTCGTCGCCGTCCCTTTCGCGGATGTGTTCTTCCACGTGTTCTTCACGGCAGTCTTCGCACCAGAAGATTTTACCGTCATTCGTCCAGCAAGTATCAAGGTTTTTCGTATCACGGATGGCACTTCCGCAGTCGTCGCAATTCGCTTCGTCCACTTCTTCGTCGTCGCTTTCGGGGGCAGGAGCGCCACGAGCGCCGTAGGAGCGTTGCTCGTCGTCGCACACTTCTTCTTCTTCTTCTTCTTCTTCTTCTTCATCCTCACGCCATTTTTTATAGTGGCAGGCGGTCGCTTCGTTAGGGCATTTGTCTTCGTAGTGGTGAGTATAACCGCAATAATCGCAGTCTTCCATTCCCTCGTCTGTATTGGGGCAAGTTCTCTTGTTGTGTCCGGGTTCGCGGCAAATGGAGCAGGGCATTTCGTTTGTGTCTGATTGTCTGTATGAAACTGTCATCCGCCGATAAGTTGGAAATCCATTTCAATTTTTTTTGGATTGCTATGTTTTTGGACGCATCATATAAAAACGAGGAAATTAATAATAAAAACAATATCGCAATAACGAATATAAAACAAAGGAAAATCAGTATGAGTGGAATTACTACGAGGGGCAATTTAAACTCGTCCGACCCCTACAATTTGTATTACGATATTAATGTCGTGACGGACTACGACCCGACCCTTACTGGTGATACCAGTCCTGCTCTTACATTTACAGAGACGCGTCAAAACCCTATTATCAATTATCCAGAGGACTATTTGTTGTCGGTTGTGCGTTTTACACTAGATAGCCCTACACTTCCGATTTGGTCGCCGGATGTGTTGTTAGGGCAGGGTAATATTAACCCGAATAAACTGATTTACTCTTTTGCTATGAAAGTCGTTGATTATGCGGTTCCAGCCGTCCCTGTAACTTATTACCAGACGACCCCGAGCAGTTGGATTTTTATTCCAGATGATTTGACTTTACCTCCTCCTACCGCGCCATTTGTGTTTCAAAACTTACAAGACCCCTACTATTATGTGTATGAGTTTTCAAAAGCGTTGGCGATAATGAATAACGCGTTGAAGGCGTCTTTTACTGCGATGAATGCGGTATTGACTGCGGCAGGACAACCAGTCATAGGAAATACCGCGGCAACTCCGTTGGCAATTTATCAGAATTACTGCCCCCAGATGACGTATGACCCTAATCAAGAGTTATTCTCAATAAACTTTCCCCTAGTCCCTCCAGCGTTGGCGACGAACGCACCCCCTTACATTTACGACACTTACGACCAGAATTTGCCTTTAAATAATGCGAACGTCCCAGGCACCTTTACTGGACGCGTGATTTCGGTGTATATGAATACTCCAGCGTATATTCTACTGAACTCAATACCGACGCGTTTTCAAGGGAACGACCAAGCAAATCTCACACGTGGAACCGAATACGAAATAGTGGCCTACAATAATCAATACCAGAATACTACTGGTGGAAGCAGGCCGACATTCCCCCTAATTCCAGTATCCACCGCCACGTCAGCCATCCCGCAGATTACAGTCCCACAGGAAAATAGCACGACGATTTTATGGTCGCCAGTTCAATCTCTCGTATTTTCTACATCGCTACTACCCGTTCAAAACACTCTACTATCAAAACCAGTCATTTTTAACTTTTGGAATGGAACCATATCAAAACCGGTTGGTGGCAATTCAAATAACAACGTGACGGCACCAGTCCTAACGGATTTTGAATTACAGGGTGCGACAGGCACGAGTTCACAGGTGCGGATTACATATACCCCGACGGCAGAATATCGTATGTTGGACTTGCGTGGAACAACCCCCGTAAATGCGGTGGAAGTTTCTGTATTCTGGAAGGACAAGTTTTCAAATCTTCACCGGTTTCAGTTAGGGGTAGGGTGTGTGGCGAGCATTAAAATCTTGTTTAGGAGAAAGGACTTCTACAACGCAAGAGTGGATTAAACGATTGCGACGAAGAAGGAATAAATGGAAAATACACAGGACGGGGGCGTCCTTTTTTTCATATGTAATTGATGAAATTATATATAAAAACAACTGAATATTAATAGCATAAAACAAATCCGAAAATGAGTTCAGCAGACTTTCGCAAAGTCCTCGTGGAGGACGCCCGTATGAGAGTGACCGATAGTTTGCCTTTTGGTGTGGTTAAGTCCGGCCAGAATGTGACTACTCAAGTGTATCCCGCTACTTCGGCGAGTGCGTCGTCCCAGACTTTTTCTATTCAGACCCCTTCAGAGGTCACAATTCTTGACCGTAATATCGTTTGGAAATCTACGTATCAATTGACTATCAGCGGAACTCCCGCCGCAGGTCAATACCTCGTGGATTTGGGTAATCGTGATGCCCTTGCCCCCCTGCCTCTTCATATGAGCGCAACTACCCTTCAGGTTCAGGTGAATAACAACAGCGTTTCGGTGAATATCCGTGATGTGTTGCCCCAGTTGCTCCGTATGTATGGTGATGACCGTGCCTTGTCCCGTTGGAACGGTATTGCTCCTCTTGCCACCGACACCTATAAGAAATATAGCGACCAGTTAGGAGCGAATAACAACAGCAACGGCTCGTGGGCGCAGGCCGCCGATAACTCCCTTTTGTCCCGTGGTGCTTACTCAATTGATGGCCTTCAGCAGACTACCCCCGTGACTGCTAACGCTAATCAGCAACTTATCGGTGATGGTGCCAGCGCTCGTGTTGTAGTCCTTACATTCACTTCTTACGAACCCCTCTTTTTGTCCCCCTTTCATTTCGCTAATCTCTCGGCGAACCAGATGGGTATGTATGGTGTGACAAATATGAACTTCATTTTCAATCTCTCCGCAAATGCTACTCGTCTGTGGCGTTGTGGTGCCACCCTCGCACAGATTGCCAACTACAGCGTCCAATTGACGGCCGTGTCTGGTGCTGAACTTCACTTTCAGATGCTTACCCCTCACCCCTCGCAAATCCTCCCCTCGAAAAATGTGGTGGACTATGTTGATTTCCCGCGTTATTTGACTACGTTCACTAACCCTATTGCCGCCGCCGCCGTGTCTGCCACGAATGTCCTCATCCCCGCTACACGAACAATCCCCAGCAATAACATTCAATTAAATCAAGTCCCCGATATGTTGTGTATCGTCGCCCGAAAGCCGATGTCAGCACAGACTAACCGTGATGCCGACTGCTTCTACCCCATTACTGGTATCAGTATTAACTGGAATAACCAGTCTGGTTTGCTTGCTAACGCCACTCAAGAGACCTTGTATCGTATGTCCGCTAAAACTACGAACCAGACTTGGCTTGAGTTTAAGGGTATTGCGAACAAATACCTCCCTCCAGCCCTAGCCCCAGGCGCGGTTTATAATACAACGTCACAATTGGTTCAAACCGCAGGCTCTATTTTGTGTTTGCGTTTCGGTCAGGATATCCCTATTGTAGAGGAATTTTATGCGGCCGGCAGCCTCGGGTCGTTTAATTTACAGTTCAATTTATCAATTGAAAATTATGACTTGGCTCCGGGTGATGTTGAAATTTGCTTGATGTGCGTGAATAGTGGTCTGTTTATTACCTCGCAGGGTGTCAGTTCTACTTACACGGGTATCCTCACGAAGAGTGATGTTCTTGCGGCCTCCGAAATGAAGCCCGTGAGCGAGCGCCACCTCCGCCTTGTTGGCGGTGTTGAGACTTCTGCTCTTAACTCCGTTGCCGATGTCGCCCCGAAGGCACAGGAAGCAATTCTGGACGCCGTGAGCGCAGCAAAATCTGCTCTGGGTAAAGGCGACAGCGGTATTGGGGGTCGTATGAAATTGGCCTCAAGGTGCTAAAAATAAAGAAATCAATCGTTTTTATGGTATAACTATGAAATATAGCATAAAAATAAAAATCTAATGATGGTATAACAGAAATGAATACTGCGTATAATAGGAGAATTGCGTCTGAAGTTGACGCGATTAATCATCGTGCCGCGCGCCACGCCCCCGCTAATTTTGTTGGTAGGGGGTATGGTTCTGACTGCGGAATTGATACACAATATCGGGATGTAATGGGGTCGGCGTATAACCACCCTAGGGATTTGTCTCGTGTTGAACGAGAGAATAGAGCGGAGGCGGATTTGAAGGCGTTTGGCAGTAGTATTTTTGACGATATCGGTCAGGCTTTTAGATACACACCGATAGGGATGATTAGCGACGCCGCGCAGGGTCGCCAGAATGTTTTGAGTGGCGGTATGATGGGTTGCGGTATTGGTGGTAATTCTGCGACGATGGTGGGTGTCACGATGCCCTTCCGAGAGGCGGAAAATCCGGGCGTGGAGGATTTTGCTAACCCGTTGAGTGGTAATGGTAGGCCTGGGATGAGTGGTGGTAAAGTGAAATTTCCTTTGGCGACGACGGTTCAAGTCGGTAATATGGATGGTTCAGGTGAGCCACCGAAAGTTGGTTGCGCGTGGTATGCTTCGCTGGAGGATTTTAGGGGTGGCCGTAATCGTATGATGGAGAGTAAGAAAATCGGTCGTATGACGAAGATGCCCGATTTCCCTGCGGATTTGGACGACGATGAGATGATGTTTGTTGAGGATTTATTCAAGAGGAGTAAGGGCGGTGCTGGTTATTATGGTGGTGCGTGGTATGATAACTGGGACGATTTTACGAAGGCGGTTAGCGATGCCTATGATACCGTGAAGGGTGTCTGGGAAGATTACATAAAACCAGTTCTGGATGTTGTTGGAACTCCTTTGAAGGACGCCCTAATCAAATCGGGTAATCCTTATGGTGAGGCGGGTGGTGCGGTGCTTGAGTTGTTGGGTTATGGATATGGCGGTGATAGTGGAGGCCGAAATCGTCTTATGGAGAATAGGAAGCAGGGTTTAGGTAGGCCTGGGATGAGTGGTGGCGATGTTGGTGTATTTGCGAATGCGAAGCCGATACCCGCTAATTCTCTCGGGTTTGACCCGAAGTTGGAGGTGGAGCAGTTGAACGCGGCGACTGGCTCTACGTCATATGGGGATATGCCGACGAGCAATCCGGTTGGCTCGGGTATGAGTGGTATTGGAGGACGAAAGAGACGTTTGGTAAAAAACGATAGTGGGGCATCGTCCGCCCCGATAAAAATGGGCGAGGGTGAATTGACTGGTGGTGCTTTACAAGATATTATGGCGGCGGTTTTGAACGGTATTATCGCAGGAATATCAGGGGTGCCAGCAGTAGTTTCATCGGCGGCGAAGAGACTGAAAAAGGCCTATAAACGCGAGGACGTTCAGGTGGTATTGACATACCTAAAAGACCATCCAGACGTTTTGATACCGTTTTTGCCAGCAGGAATGGGGGCGACTGCGGTGTTAGGACGACTATTACAGACATACTTGAATATGCCGACGAGGGACGAGGAATGGGAGATGGTGGATGAGGCGTTGGATGCGGAGCCAGTTGTGGATATGGACGGCGCGGCGAGGAGAGGAAGGGGAGTATTGAAGATAACTCACGGTGGAGGGTTGAAGGAAGACCTTGAAAAAATAGCGACTGATTATAAACAGCCCGAGATGGTGTTATTTGGGGACAAGAAGAAAGGCGGTTCAAAAATGGAGCGTAAGGGGTTGGCTGTGAGTGGCGATAATTCTATGGGAGCCATCGTCGCCGAGAGGGGCTTCAGTCAGAAGTCGCAGAAGGAGGCGGGAGCGGTAGAGGAAAAGGCGAAGAATAATATATGGGACGGTGAAAAGTTTGAGAGCCAGCGTGGGCGCTCCGGAAAGAAAATCAATAACCTTATTCTTCAGGACGCGACAAGGGGTCAAAAGGGGGTGAGTGTGGCTGGAGGGTCGTCCGCTCTCTCGGGTGGAGCGGCGTCAGGCGGAGTTCATCCACTAACGCAGACGAATAACTTGAAGGGTGTTTTTGGTGGTGGTGGAGAGAAGTCAGGAATGAAGCGCAAAGGCCAGAGCAACGCATATTCGCAACTGACGAAGAAGATAATGGCGGAGAAGGGTATGAGGCTGGGCGAGGCATCGGCGTATATCAAGGCGAATGGATTGTATAAAAAAGCATAATCCGATGGATGAGATTATTATAATAGACGAAATTTGTAATAAAAACAAAAGTCTAATTCTATTATAATAAAATGAGTAATCGTCATCGTGGAACAGATAGCGACCGTGCGATGCGGAACCGGCAAATCGCGGAGGCGTTAGGGGAGCAAGCACACGCGCAAAAGAAGTCATTTTTACTGAATTTCCCTTTCGTTCAGCAGAATAAAGAAGAATTTCTCCGACCCGACGAGTTAGACCGTAAGACGCAGTTTGAATTGAGTGGTATGTTAGATAAGATGGCATCGTCATTATCACAGGCAGTTTCATCTCTCGCAATCCCAGCGGAGGCGGGTAAACTGACGCAGGGCATCAGCGAATTTCTCTCGGCGTTCAATCGGGCAACGGCGTATGTGAGACTGTATGGACGCACGGGCAAATTATCAAATCGTGAGGAGCAGGCAATACAGGAGAAATTTGATAGTGTAAAACCATCTCTCGAGCAGATATTAAACGCCCACGCGGCAGGCAACCCTATTCCAGAGTTCAGGGCGGTATTAAAGGCGTATGATAATATTATTAATAATGACCTTCGTCCAGTAGAGTTTTCGCCCCCACTTGATATTCCGCAACCACCACAACCAGCAGGAGCACCAGCAGGATTACCGATTGCTCCTATTGTAGGACCGCAAGCACAGCAGAGAGGCCAACCAATAGGACAACCAGTCCAAGGCGTGCCTCAACCAGCAGCACCAGCACCAGCACCACCCCAAGAACCGCCTGCGGATATCCCTAACAGATTTCTTGACGCGTATATTCAAGCAGCACAACTACAACCACAAAACCCGCAACAACAACAACAAAGACAGCGGATAATAGACAACGCAGTTAATGCGATAGTCGGGTGGGTGGCGACAAATCGTCCCGACGTCCCTAATAACAGACGAGCACAACTGGACTTCGCAGGAAACCAATACAACGCTTATATCGCTCAACCACCACAACCCCGTCCTTATGAGGTTTATCAGCAACAACTGGCGGCATATCAACAGCGTTATCCACCAGTAGGACAGCCCGCGGCACAGCCAGTAAACCCGCAACAACCAGACCCCGCTCAAAGGCAGGCGGGGATATCTCGGGCGGATATTAATTTAATCCGTGAGTTAGAAGGAAACAGGCAATATTTATTGGCGGCACAACAGGCATTAGCAAACCCCCAGCAAGGCCAAGCAGTCCCGCAATTACGAGATGATGTAGATAGGGGTGTGGAAGGGGTTCGGCGGGCAGAGGAGAGGGCAATTCGCGCCGGAGTAATTAATATCCCGTATGACCCAGCAACGATGCCCCCACCTAGAACTCGTTTTGGCCGTGGAATGTATGGAGGTGTATCAGCAGATATGGCGGGAATGGATGACGAGTATCTGGACTTGGAATTACATCCACAGTTTGAGGAAAGAGGAAATTGGAGTGGAATGATGAAAGCACTCGCACATATGCCGACACACCCCTACGGCGCAGGAATAGACGGGGAAGAGGGTGAAGAAATGCCGATTGCTATTTCAACTGGTTCATCGCATCGTGTAGGAATGTATGACGAGGCAGACCTAGTATCATCGGATGAAGAGCCAGAGGAGGAGATGGAGGATGATGATGAGTATGACCGAGAGATGGCCGGACGCGGACAGTTAGACGACGTCGCCGAGAGAATACAGGCGAATAGGGCGAAATCGGAATTGAATGTGGCGAAAGGTGGAGCGAAGAATATGAAGGATATGTTAGCGAAGTTGAAGAGTAAGATTAGGTGTTAATAAAAAAAAGGGACACCCCTCGTCCCGTAGCAATTTATCACAAGAATTAGTTTTTCTTTGTGATGAATTTTTGGCGTTCAAGTTCTTTTTGTTTGAGTTTTTCGGCGTGGCGACGTTCGGCGTCCTTTGCGAGGCGGTCGGCTTCTTTGCGGTCGGCGAGTTTTTGGTTCTTGATTGCGACTTCGCGGTTGAGTTCGCGGAGTTTGCGGATGGTTTCAAGTTGGGTATCCACTTCGGCGACGGCTTCTACGAGAGATGCTCGGGCGAGGCGGAGGGCTTTTTCTTGTTCGTGGCGTTCGTGGTCGCGTTGGCGTTGTTCTTCACGCTGGCGTTCTTTGCGTTCTTTGCGTTCTTGCTCTTTGAGTTCTTGTTCTCGCTGTTGTTGTTTGAGGAGTTTGTATTTTGTAACACCGAGCCAGCACGTATCCGCGAATTCAATTGGCTCGGAGGAGCCGTCTGCGAAATGAATGCTATCGCAAAAGCCGTCGTCGTTGAGATGGAAGCGGAGAGGATTTTTGAAGGAGTTGGCGTTTTCAGAGACGGTTTTGATAACAAACATCGGGCGCTTAACGAAGTAGTCGAGTGTGATGATGACGCCAGTATACGTTTCTACTGACGTATATTTGATTAGAAGGGCGGTTGAAATGGTGCCGTCTGTGCGGAGTTGAAATGAAGGAACGCCGGTTGAGGTCTCATTAGCGAATGAGGCCATAAGAGCAGAACCGACAGAGGCCATCAGTTTTTTTTTGGAACTTTTGGAACAGTCGTCGGTGAATATACCAGCCTTCGCCCCGATAACCCTATCCTTGACGAATTGAGCGACGGTGTTGAAGTATGAGGTAATACCGCAGGCGTATTGGAGGTGATGTTTTTCTGGGACGGTGTGTATTTTGGAGACGACGCCGAGGCGGACGTTGTGGTCTAAACCGATGATGGTGGCGGGGATTTCACCATCCGCCCCCTCCATCATTTTTTCGCGGGGAAGGGTTTGGAGGATGCGTTCGTTGCTTCCGACATCGTCAAGGAAGCCGTGGTATTGTTTGGTATATGTGACGAAAATGTGGCATCTGGCGCAACACTTACCTTCGCGCAGGAGAGGGAATGCGTCGTAGCGACAGAGTTCGCATTCGTGGCAGATAGGGCAGACGGAGGTGTTAGTGAGGGCAGATTGGATTTCGGCATCGGGAATACCGAGGTCTTGAAGCATACCGATAGCGTAGTCGGGAATGGGTGTATGAGACGCAGACATCGTTGTAGGTGTGGTGGAACTGTAATCCGCCGATAAGTTGGAAAATGATTTCAATTTTTTCTGAAATCAATTGAAATCCTAATATCATCCATTTTGTGAGATAGTGAGGAATAAAAAAAGTGAAAAATGAAAGTAAAAAAAATGGGACAGGAACCGCCCGAAGGGCGGAAAGCCCCCGTAGGG